CTAAAATGCAGTCGTCTAAATCGATGCCGTAAAATGGATCGTCTTCGGTGATGACAAAAGCAATACGATCCAGCTTTTCAACAGCAGTGAAATCTGCAAACGTACTAGTGTCGTTAACTTTAAAGACTGTACCGTAGGGTGTAACGGGTACTTTGGTTCCTCCGATAAGATTCCAGGTGAGCCACTGGCGGCGTGATGTAAGTTCTGCTGGTAACATTAAAACCTCCTAAAAAAAGTCTTCTAAATCCTTCGTTTTGCTTGCTGGCAAGCTTGAGCGGAACTCATCGATGTCAAACGTATCGTCATCCGGTTCGCCTTCCTCCCATGCCATGTCGAGCAGTGTTTTGAACTTTGGGTTTTTCGGGTCGCGACCAACCAAGATGCTCGTAGGTGGCAAAATGTCTCCTGCAGCCAATCGCTCGAGCAATAGGTTATGAGCCTCGGTGACGCTGTGCGGCAGAGGATCGAGTCCGTTTAGTCGTGACCAGATTGTTTGTGCCTTAAAGCGAGCAAAGCCTTCATGCTCGGCGCAGAGCCAGACGGAAACAACTGGGTAACCAAGGCGATGCGGATTGGCATAAAAGCTGACCTTAAGCGTGGGTAGCTTGCCTTCGACTTTGGGAGGATTTACATCGCAGTCCATTGCTCCGACCGAAATCCATTCAGGCGGCTTGTTATCGCTGATCGCGTCTGCATCAGTCGGGCGATTGGAAATCTTTTCCCAGGGACTGGCTCGCTCGGTTGCGTCAGCAAAAACGTACCCGCAGTCTGGGCAAATGTCAGTTCGCAGTGGCAAGACTTCTTCGCAGGTCGGGCAAGACTTCGTTTTAGTGCCACCGGATCCCTTCTTGTCTGGCGGTGTGATCGCGTCGATAGGCCCGTGTCGATCCAGGTTTTCGCCGTAGTCACAAATGAGGCAGTATTCTTTGCTTGGATGCAATCGCAAACCGCGACCAGACATTTGATAAAATAGTCCAGGCGATACCGTAGCCCTGAGTAAAGCAACTGTGTCAACGCAGGGTGCGTCAAAGCCCTCAGTCAGCACGTTGACGTTGACTAGCCAGCGAATTTCTTGCGCCTTAAAAGCATCAAGATATTCTTTGCGGATCGAGTCTTTTGTATCGCCGGTGATTACACCGCAGATTTCACCGAGTTTTTGCAATCGCTCCTTAACGTCGAATGCTTGCTTGACACCGGCGCAGAAAACAAGAATGCTTTTTCTTTGGTAGGTTTGACACCGAGCAAAAAGATCAGCGATGATTTCGTCGGCGCGGGCCAGGAACATGTCTTCTTGCTGGCTTTCGCTGAAGTCGTTGATCTTGACTTTCAGCTGGCTTGTATCAATCGAAAGCTGCGATGATTTGCTGCGGAGTGGACACAGAAATTTGTTATCGATAAGTTCCTTAACGCTGACCTCGTACGAGATTTGATTGAGCCAACCTTCGGGGCTGCAGATCAGCCCATCGTTCATGCGATATGGCGTGGCTGTTAGGCCGATGATGCGTAGCTTGGGTGACTGCTCCATAAGCCCGTGAAACAGCTGACAATACATCGAGTTATCTTCTGGACTAATTCGATGAGCCTCATCGATAAAAACCACATCGCGAAAACCGAAAAGTTCTGCACAGCGATAGCCAGATTGTATCCCAACCAAAATGATATCTTGCTCGGTGTCGCGTCTGCCAAGGCCGGCTGAGTAAATTCCACACGGCATACCGTATCGCAGTAGCGTGGATTCAATCTGAAGCAGCAGTTCCTGATTGTGCGTGGCGATAACAATACGCTTTCCCCAGCCGAGGCAATCTTTCGCCAGCATCGCCATGACGATGGTTTTTCCACCGCCGGTCGGGATGCAGATGCATGGATTACCACCCGAAGATTTCATGTACGACCAAGTTTCGCGTACAGCAGCACGCTGATAGTAACGGGCATCGATTTCCATAAGACAACTCCATAAAAAAGAAAAGCTAGGTGTTGCGTACACCTAGCAAAACGGAGCGCGGAAGTTTCGCTCAAACGGTAGTTTGGCTTCAATGACACCTAGCACTTACCGCGCACTAGCCAATCGGTTGTGAAAAACACTAAAGCAACCACCATGGCGGGTTAAGATAATCACCAAGGCTTGTTTGGCGAGCCTTGAGTGACACTGGCAACAACATCACGCTTGCTGTATTTGACAATGCGGTTCGTGTCCTCCCCATTGTCCTTGCGAGTCTGCACGCCAATCGAGATCGTCAGCAAGATGTCCAGCACTTCGTGAGTGTCTTTAATGTGCGTCTTGCCAATCGCGGCAAGGAATCGAGCAAGTTGTTGTTTGCCAATAGTTTCCGCCTCTTTGGAGGCATTCTTAAAGTTGAAACGATCATAGATAACACGCTTCTCCAGTGGGCCGTCGACAATGGTAAATTTCACTTCTAGGAACTGCCCTTCACCAGATTTGGTCGACTTAACTTCGGCGGATGATGCCACTGCAGTGTAGTCGCCCTTGGGAATAAGTGCGTAACGATCGGATGTGTCGATGCCTTCGGTTGAAAATTCAAAATTCATCTTTAGTTTCCTTGCTTCTTGTTTAAATATTGAGCGTAACTAGCGAAATCAAAAGGCAATACGTCAGGCAGGTTAAGCCGATTTTTTGCCAAGTGTGACGGTTTTTCAGTCGTGTACAAAAGACGTTGACCTGAGCCAACAGCGATACCACGGGTTCTTGAAAACCCTTCTTCCACCTCCTTCACTTTGCGGTCGTAATTAACAAACAAAACCTCATCGCACCATTCCTGCACCATTTCGGCAATCGCATCCATTAGCTTTGGGCCGTATCTGTGGTAAGAGGCCGAATCCGGTGGCTCCACCTTGCTGGCATCAGCGTGAGCTAAGAGTACAACGTGATAGCCCTTAATCGTGAGCTGTTCCATTGCTTTGAGGACTTTGGAAAACGCTGCAATCAACTTGCCTTTTCCTTTACCGAAATCAAAGTCGCTCAGCGCGTCCTTGTTCGCTTTACGGCAAATGTCCTCTGAGATCAGCCTTTCTAGCCAGTCCACCGAGTCGATAACAACAGTTTTAATCTGCAGTTCATGTTCGCCGGACAGTTCGATGATTGCGCCCCAGGCAAGATCGATGGAGTCGTGACAATTGATTGACACAACGTCCAAATCCGCTACACCGTTCTCTAGATCCAAAAACAATGGCTTAGGCCACTGCGATGCCCAGGTGCTCTTGCCGCTACCGTGAACACCGTAGAGCAGTGTTTTTCTTGGCTTATCCTGCTTTCCGCTTTTAACTAAATTAAGTACGCTCATTTTTTCTCTTTTCAAGTCGGCATGCTAAACAATCTGGATACAAATTCATTGCGCCGCAACCACTGCAGCGAAATCGACCAATTAAGTGTGCATCTTTAGAAAACTTTTGACGCTGTATTCGGCTATTGAAAGCTTTGTTGCAGCGCGGTGAACAAAATCGTTTTTTGTATTTGAACTTTATCAAAAACGGCTTTGAACAAAAATCACAATCTCTCGTCTCGTCCATCGCCAAGCATCCTTTCAACCAAAACGCCAGTGAGTATGGTGACGGCAACGACAACCAGATCAAACATCAAGTAATACGGCATCGCGAGCCTCCTCAATTTCAGCATCGGTGACGAGCTCGCCATCACGCTTGAGAATGATCATCCCAATTAACCGACCGAAGGCAATCAAGTCAACGCCATAGCCAGCTTGGTAAAGAGCGATCATGACTTGCTTGGCGATAAATGCAGCCTTTGTGCCATCTTCGCTGCCGATCATTGCCATTCGCAAAATGAACTCGTTTCGCTTCTCTGGCTGGCAATCCCAGATTTCTTCCTCGTAATACCGTCGACTTCGCATGATTTCAACAGTTTTTGCATAGCCGCTTTGCAGCATAATTTTGAACCACTCCACTAAACACCTCCGAAAAACCAAAAACGCATAACACAACGTAAACGACAGTGACAGGATACATATCGGAAACGCAAAGTCAATCCCTCCAGAAAAAAATTTGGGAATACGTCAGCTTTTCTGGATTTTTAGGGGGGGAGGGGGGTGGCTAGCTTGTGAACGTTTATGAACGGAAAGTTTTAAATTTGGCTAGGCCCGTTTGTAAAAAATAAATTGGGTGGTGCTCAGGCGGGTAGCAAGAATGAGACTAGAAACAGAGCGTAGTAGAAAGTAGCGTGACAGCGAACTTTACGCCGCACACCGAGGAAATGCGAAACGCAGAATTTTTTCGCAATTGACTTAGAAAACGCTTGATCTTGATCCGATAAACTGCAAAGATGATTTGCGTTGTGTTTTGCGTTTGTTTGTTTGTTTTTTGGGAGTTAGTGCGATGATTTGTTTTCTGACGATTGAAAACAAAAGCGTTTACTTTGCGACAAGCGAATACTTTGAGATCCTTTCGCCTGGGTACGAGACTCGCAAAGAAGCGCAGCAGGCTGAAAGCGGCGATATCGCCCCTGGAATCGATGTATTAGTCGAAAGTGGCATTGCATCGATGAGCCTGCAGCAGTGCAATGACGAACTTGGCGCAGCTGGCCATTATTCATGTCATACATGCGTTTTTGAAGCGAGAGCGGCAATTGTTGCTCTTCGATGCGAAGTGTCGTGGTTAATGGTTCGCGCTGCTGACGTTGCTAACGCTCGACGACAAGCGCGGATTGCAGCCCAGGGAAGTCGATACACCGAGCAAGAGCTTTTCCAGCACTGGTGTGATGAGTGCGACTCAGTCGGCGAATGGGTCGATCCCGAGTTAGTGTTTCATGTTTTGCTTAGTTAGTTGGTTTCGCCTTTCCGCCGGGTAGGCTCCGGCTTTTTTGGTTTTCGTGGAGAGTTTTTCAATGTACCTACACCAACAAATCGTAATCAATCAATGTCGCAAGATTAATGAGCTATGGCATGACGGTCACCGCCGCGCAGC